TTGATAACTTGAACAAGATAACTCGTAAGCTCATAGCGTCGGGAGATTTGTTGCCGCTGTCACTGAAGAAAAACGCACGGGGGGAGATTAGCATTGTTCTGGTTAATTGGAATCGGAAGCAGGAGATGAACTCCGTGGCCACATATTCGGCGGGCGCGCTGGACCCGCCTGTGTTCACAAAATATACACCCCAGAAACTTATCGCCGTCGGCCCAGGCAAGGCCGGTGAGAGAAAGCTAACAATACAGGGCGCAGAGGGTCGTCGAGATTTCTCACTTCATATTCTTGTCAACGGACAAGCGAAGAAGGGGATGAGGCTAAAATGTCGACACGACGCGGCCGGAAGCGGTCCTAGCAAATGGCTCGTACAGATATTCGAAGCGGGCAAAAATGAATCCGCCGGTTCTCTTGTCGGCCGCAAGGGACTAGTGTTACAGATGAACCTGGCCGGCGACACGAACGCCGATTCGGCGTGGGGAAAGATATTTGCCGGCGCCGAGACCAAGTTCAAAGAGACGGTCGGTAATAAACTGTCGAGCGCCGGTGCCACAAACACCACGCCGGGGATGATCGTTGAGGACGGTCGGGGCGGTAAGATTCCGATAAATGAGTTGTACCGGAAAGGCAAGGATCACAAGAACCCGAAAAATAATGAGTGGCGGTCCCGGTATGTATTGCATGCAGGGAACGCTAGTGGTATACACTTTGCCAATGGGCCCATCGCGGCCTTTCATGCGTGGCTCGTTGAAGGTAAGAAGGAAGACCGGCCGGGCTCCTGTAGGACCGACAGGTTTATTCAGAATGTATACCTATATGCCACCTCACGTTCGAACACGTCAGGTCAATTTGTGATTGGCAAATAATCCCTAAATATCTCATATGGAAACCGAGCAGGATTACGAACCAACGCGGTCACATCAGGCGACCAATACGCTGTATGGAAATCACTATCGGTTCTCCATAGAACGGTTGCCGGACCTGACGTTCTTTGTGCAGAGCGTATCGTCGCCGTCCGTCAGCGGCGGCACCACGGTGCAGGAGAATCCCTTCGCATTTATCAAACATCCCGGTGAGCGTTTGACCTACGGGCAGTTCAGTGTGACGTATCTGGTCGATGCGAGTTTCAAGACGTATTTTAGCCTCTACTACTGGATGAAGGGCTACGGGTTTCCCCACAACTTCGACGAGGTCACACGATTCCGAGACAAGCAATTGTCGAGCGACCGAGTCAGCCCGTATGCGAATCCCGTCGATTTAGAAAAGACGACTGCCTCGATATCCATTCTGACGCCTGATACCGCCAGCATTGTGGCGAAGATAGACATTGAAGAAGTCTTTCCCATCGAACTCACGAGTCTCGACTTTACGTCGTCGGAAAGCGATTCGGTCGCGCTGACCACCACCGCCACATTCTCCTGTTCCTCTTTCGATGTCACCTTGACATAGTCTGCGGGCCGTGCTATCATAATGGAACTATGACGCTCGACCAATATCTCGCAGAATGGCAAAATGACGCCGCACTCGACCTCGCGGCTCTTGACGAATCCGCCCGAAATGTGCCGTTGCTACATGCCAAATGGTGGCGCTACTACTCATACGAACGTCTGCGCTACAAGAAAATCGACAGCGACTACAAAGTGCTGTATCGCCAGAAGTGGGAATATTTTCTAGGCAAGATGGACGATGCAGAACGCATAGCCCTTGAATGGCCGCCACAGCCACTGAAGATTCTTTCAGGAAATGTGCATATCTATATCGAAGGCGACGCGGCAATCCAAAACTTACTCAAACGAAAAGCCTATCTAGAAGAGATTCTCAAATTCGTGGAGGATGTCATCAAGTCGGTCAATACGCGCAACTTTGTAATAAAATCGGCAATAGACTTCATGCGCTTCAAAAATGGATTGTAGATTTGTAAATGAATAATCGAATCGAACTCGCCAAACATTTTGCGATACTGGGATTCACGACAGGTGCGGAGATCGGCGTCTGCCATGGCCGCTACAGTGAAATTCTCTGTCGCACGAATTCCAAGCTGAAACTCTTAGCCGTCGATGACTGGCGCAGAAACAGAACGCACAGAAGTTACGCAATCGCCTATCGCCGACTACAGCACCTCAACGTAACCATCGACAGACGCTCCAGCATGGACGCCGTCGGCGATGTCGCCGACGCATCACTAGACTTTGTGTTCATCGACGCCGATCATAAATATACTTCAGTCTGTGATGACATTCGGGAATGGTCTAAGAAGGTTCGTATAGGCGGCATCGTATCGGGGCACGATTATTACGAAACTCGTGGGCAAAACATGGGCGTCATCAATGCGGTTGACGAATATGTCGCGGAGCATGGGTATACATTACAACTAACCAACAGAATTCGCCGCAGCGAGGCGCTTTATCAGCGTACGGACAAGACTGGCCACGCCCTCGATGGCAAGTGGGACTCACTAACAAAGGATGATAGACAGCCGAGTTGGTATTTCACCAAAACCGATTAATATTACTCCCCTAAATATTGGTACATGACGATTGTGCCGGTAGATGATGTATGGATGCGTATCGATTGTGAAGATCATGAGGCCCAGGAACTGAGCGCATTCTTCACCTTTGACATTCCCGGCGCACAATACATGCCGGCGTATCGCAAGAAAAACTGGTCGGGTAAGATTCGTTTGTTCAAATTGCGCGGTCACCTGCTTTATCGCGGTCTCTTGTCTCGTCTACTGACATTTGCCGCGCAGCAGGACTATCAGGTCACCAATGAGGTGCCGATAGCAGATCCCTTGTATCCAAACACACTGGATGCCTGGGTGAACGCGCAGCCGCTACCAATCGTGCCGAGAGCCTATCAGGTAGCCGCATTGCGGACATTGTTGAACACGCATCGCGGTATCGTACTCTCTCCCACCGGTAGCGGCAAGTCTCTTATCATTCATTTACTGACACAAGCACTCGACGTGCCGACATTGATTGTTGTGCCGACCACAGGGTTGGTGGCGCAACTGACCGCCGACTTTGTCAGCTATGGTGTCGACCCAGATCGCATTCAGACGATTCAAGCAGGTCGGCCAAAAGCCCGTCACGCACCGATTGTCATTAGTACATGGCAATCTATCTACCAACTTCCGCCGGAATACTTTGCCGATTATCCATGTGTGATGGTGGACGAAGTGCATTTGGCAAAAAGCTCTTCCTTGGTTGGACTCATGGCCAAGTGTTTGAAGACACCGTATCGATTTGGTTTCACCGGCACCTTAGATGATACACATGCGCATCAACTGATTCTTGAAGGGCTCTTTGGTGACGTGACACGTGTCACCACGACACACGCCCTAGTCGAGCAACAGCAACTGGCGCCGCTGCGCGTCAAGATGTGTGTAATCAAATATCCCATGTCCGTGTGTAAGGAAATGCGGCAGTCCTTATATCCCGATGAAGTGGAATATTTGGTGACATCGCCGCAGCGTTTAGACATCATTGCCAAGACGGCGGTCGCGACCAAAGGGAACGTGTTAGTCCTCTTTAATTTCGTTGAAAAACATGGAATTCCATTATTCGAGCGCATACAACATCTTGTGGTAGGACGTGATGTACATTTTGTCCATGGCGGCGTCGTAAGTGCTGAACGCGAACGGATTCGCCTCTGGGTGGAACAAAACGATAATCAAATCATTGTGGCCTCTTTCGGAACGTTTTCAACGGGTGTAAATATTCCTAATCTCTCAACGCTCATCTTCGCCAGCCCCGCGAAATCAAAGATACGTGTCCTACAGTCCATAGGGCGTACATTACGACTGTCGAGTGGTAAAACACACGCAACCCTGTTGGATTTTGTTGATGATTTGCGGGTGGGTAGCTCGGTAAATCATGTGTTTCGACATGCGGAACAGCGTGTGCAATATTACGCGGCAGAACGATTTCCCTATACCTTGCATGAGTATGATGTCGAAACATGGTTACGGATGTTATCCACACATGACGCCAAACCGCTTCAGAGCGTGCCTAACGATGCCGAAGATAGCAAACTATAGTGAGGGTGCGGAAATATATTTGGCACGCTTAGAACGCAAGCCAGACACCCGCAATCGAATAACGCGGTTTTATTGAACACACCGCATGCGGCGGAATCCGCCTACGGTAATCAGTATATTGAATCTAGATCGTAAATCTATAACTTAAATTAGTACTAGTATTCTTTCAGACCCCCATCCCCCCTATAGTCC